GGGGCTGGAGGCAAACCCAGAGTCAAAGCATCTGATATTAAACCATCTCCTCCTGCTCCTACAAACATAGGTGGCAGAATGGCTGCCGCTGCAAAAAGAAACCCAGGGAAGACTGCTTTGGGTGGGCTTGGATTAGCTGGATTAGCAACTATACCATTCGGTGGAGAGGAAGAGAAAAAAGAAGATACTCCTGTTGTTACTGAAGAGGGAACCGAAACCGTAGATGTTACAACCCCTGACGAGCCGGGTTTATTTCAAAGAGCTTTTGAAAAAATGACTGATCCTCGACTGCAATATCAGTTAGCAAAAGCAGGGCAAGCAACAGAAGGCAGAGTTCCAAGAAACTTCTTTAGTGATATGGCTATAGCTGGCAGAGAATATGATCTACAACAAGCTGAAATAGATAAGGCATCTAAAACTGCATTTACAACAAACTTTGAAGCTCTTAGAGAAATATACCCAGAAAGTGTAAGTGACTCAGAGATAGCAAGTATGCTCCTTACTGATTCAGATGATGCTCAATCTAACTTCCTAACTCTTTTCTCAGCTGCCTCTAAGGGAGGATTAACTCCTGATTTGAATACAATTAAATTGTTATCTGCCATAACTGGATATGAATTGCCAGAGGGCGCTGAAGAGGCACTAGTATCGCTAACTCCAGAATCTGCAACTGTTGAATAATGAAAGTAGCTGTCCCTGATGGTAGCGGAAGGGTCATTGAAGTATTAACTGATGACAAAGAGTACGCTAAAAAAAGAGCATCTGAGTGGGCTAAAGAAAATCCATTTGTTGAGCGTGGAGCTAAACTAGGCAAAGAAGATGTATCTGCCTTGGGAGACATACCAAGGGGCATAGGTGCTGGTTTGGTAAGTGCGGTTGAAGGTATTGCCACGCTTCCTGCAGAAATAATAGATGCGATAACCGATTCAGAAGAAAGCAGCGCAGAACAGATAAGGTCTTTCTTTAACAAATATAAGCCAGAAACTTCAACAGGTGTTGGAGAAGCAGCTAGGTTTATCACTCAGTTTGCCACGCCTGGTGGGTTGGCTGTTAAAGCATCTAAAGCCATAAAAGCTAAGAAAGCTATTGAATCAGAAGGTTTAGATGCAACAGATATAGCAACATTTGGTATTGCAGATATAGCAGCTACGACACCAGATGTAGAAACTCTTGGCGATTTCTTTGATGCTGGTCCAACCAAAAGAATCGATACAGAAGATTTAGTTGGAGCAGAACTAGCAGCAGCGTCATTAGCAAACAGACTCAAGGTTGCCACAGAAGGTGCTGCTATTGTATTAGGCGTTCCTAAACTAGCTAAATTCGGTCTTATGGGTATAGGTAAAGGCGCTGAAGCTCTCGCCGATACCGATATGGCTAAAGAAGCAGCACGAGCAATCAAAGATCCAAATACACCATTTCAAGATGTAGGTGTGAAACCTGATTTTGAAAACCCAACTTTCTTTGAGAAAAACATAGAGAGACTGCAAAAGACTTATCGAAAGTATTTAACTGTACAGGGTGAAGCGCCAGACAGATTTGTAAAACAGTATGATGCAATACGTTTATCAGCGGTTGCGGCTCAAAATGACACAGCCAGAAAAGCAGTTGAAAAAATAAGCAACTCAATTGATTTTGTTAATAAGAACGAAGGTTTATTTAATAACTTTGATAAGAGCGTTGCTTTAAAAACATTAAACGATTACCTGTTTGCAGAGCCTATAAATAGAGGCGGGGTAATGTTATCAAGAGAACAGGTTAGAGATGCAGCTGCGAAAACATTAAATGAAATAGATGACATCATAGCTAAGAACACAACCAAAGATTTAAGAGAACGAGCAGGTTTTGGAAAGCTAGAACTTAGTTTGTTTAATGGCGCTAAAGAAGCAAGAGATGCAATAGATGGGTTAAGCGATGGTGTTCAAAAGCTAGTTAACGATAACTTTGTAAATCAAAAAGTAAAAGAAAACGTAACAAAAATAATAGGAGACAACAAAGGCTTTTATGGGATCAGGCTATATCGAGCATTTAAAGATAAAGATTACGTTCCGACTATAGATCAACAAAATAACGCTGTAAAAGAGTTGATGAAATCAACGGAGATATTAGGGCCAAATTTATCTATAAAAAAAGAGGGAGAAGCAAGAACCATATTAGCTAACATGTTGAAATCTGGATTTACAAATCAAAAAATGAATCCAAGATCTTTGGTTGAAGAGGATACATTGAGTGGTGTTTCTCAAGGTATATTGAAACCCAGAACTCTAGATAACTTGCCAGCAGTTCGAGACTTTTTGGGTGAATACACTGGCGCAAAAGATGTAATTGGAAGATTAGATCCAGAAAAAATAAGAATTAGAGACCTGCCAGAACAAGAACTAGGTCTAAAAACAAAGATTGTTGAAACGGTTGATGTGTTAGCGAAGCAAGTTGCTAAAAGCAAGCACTATAAAAATTTAGTTGATTACAATGATAGATTAAGAGCAGAGGGCAAGAATGGTTTTTTATTTGATGAAATACCAGCCAACACACCTTTGGGTAGTTACACTCCAATAGGGATGGATTCTACAACTGGAAAGATTGGAAAGGACGCAATAGAAAGATTTGGTCCTCTTGCTGGAAAGTATGTTAAGACAGAACACTTAGGAGCATTTGAAAACATACCAAGATACTTTGATATGTCTAATGCACTTCCTTTGTACTCAACCTTTCTCGGTTTGAAAGGAACATCTCAGATAGCGAAGACGGTATATAGCCCGATTACTCAAGTTAGAAACGCAACAACGGCGGCATTCTATGCTTTGATGAATGGCAATATAGGTAACTCTCAAGCTTTAGCTGAAGCTGTATCAACAGTTCTTTCTTCAATAAACCAAAGAAGCAAAAGCTTTGGTAAAACCAAACTAACGCCAGAAGATATAAAAGATCAGTACAAAGAGTACATAGATTTAGGTGTTGTAAATACAAACGCCAAGATAGGTGAGTTCGAGGCTTTGTTAAATGATGCAGTTGACTCAACTCAATATATGCCTGGGCTTGCAAAAAAAGGATTTAAAAAAGCTCAAAACTTACAGAATGGTTTTGCAGCAAAGCTTTACCAGGGGTCTGATGATGTATGGAAAATTTATAGCTATCAGATGGAGCTTGGAAAATTAAAGAAAGTATTTGAAGCAAACCCAAATGCATCGATAGCCGTGTCAGATCCTAGAAACTTCACTGAGTTTGGAGCAGTAATAAAGCGCGGTGAGGGTTTGACTGAAGCACAATTTGAACAAGCCTTGAAGAGAGAGGCGGCAGAGATAGTTAAAGATACAGTTCCAAACTACGCTCGTGTGCCTGAATTTATAAAAAGATTAAGACAACTTCCGTTTGGAAACTTTATTGCATTTCCTGCAGAGATAATAAGAACGAGTGGAAACGTGCTTAATAGATCTATAAAAGAAATAGCTAGTGAATCTCCTGAAGTTCGATCGATTGGCATGAAAAGGCTTGTTGGAATGATGTCAGTAAACGCAGCTATACCTAGCACGTTAGCTGTTGGAGCGGGGCTTTTGACAGGCGCAGATGATGATCAGATTCAAGCTTACAAGAGATCCATGGCTTATGATTGGGATAGAAACTCCACTCTCATACCCATGGCAACAGATAAGAATGGAAAGATAACAGAGATGTATAACTTCTCTTACACCAATCCATATGACTACATGATGAGGCCAGTTCGCGCTGTTTATAATGCGGTTGAAAATGGTATAGAAAAAGAAGAAGAGTTAAGCAAGATAGCATTAGATGCTTCTTATGATTCTTTGAGTGAGTTCTTTTCTCCATTCATGAGTGAATCAATCATCACTGAAAAAATATTTGATGCCGCGAGAAACAGAACAAACTTTGGAGCGAGGATATATGGTGACGCAGATCCTCTTGGTTTGAAATCTGCAAAAGTGTTTTCACATGTTATTGAAGGTCTTACCCCTGGAGTATCTCCAGTTGAAATAACTGCAGATGTTTCTTCTCCAGCTAACATAAACGTAACTTTCAAAGACTTTCCGAAAGCAATAGGATCAGTTGCTGGCATGGACCCAAGAAGCTCTGTCACCAAACAGGGTTATCAAATAGATCCAATGCAAGAGTTTACTGAAGCAATAAGTGGCGTTAAAACCATTAAGCCAAGGGTTAACAGAGTTTTATATTATCGAGGCCTTGAAGCTGCTAGGCAGGTAAGAGAGGCCAGTTCTATTTTTAACCAAATAGCTAAATCAAGAGGATCTAAATCAGCAGAAGATATAACTAAGGCTTACATCACTGCAAACGAGCAGAGATTCAAAGCACTTAGAGATTTAAATATGGCAGTTGAGGATGCTAAGACGCTTGGTTTTTCACAGAACGATATAGTTAAACCATTGAGACAAGCAAAAACTCCTAATCTTAATTTTATCATGGCTGGAAAATTCAATGCGTTTTTTCCCAGTTCAGAAACAATATCTTTTGCATTGCAAGGTAATGAAGATAAGCTTTCAAATCCTTTAAACATGAGAGATATAGCAACTCAATACAGAGAGTTTCAGTCTAGGCCATTTAGGCCAAAAGCTATGCAAGAGGCCCAGAACGTCAGACAGCTTCCTGTTTTACCAGCACAGCCTAGCACGCCACCTGTGGAGCAATCTGAGATTGAACCTGCAGAACCTGCATCTCTGTTTAATCGTGGAACTCAGGCACTAAGAGATTTAGAATTAAGGAAACTTCTAGGAATAGATTAACTTGATTCCAAAAAGAGCGAAGAAGAAAGGCAAGTACTTCGCGGTCAAAACAGAAGTAGATGGCAAAGTATTTGACTCAAAGCTTGAAGCAGCCAGATACAAGATACTCAAGAAGCGCCAGGAAGATGGCGAGATATCTGATCTGGAGACACAAGTGAACTTCCCTTGCGCCCTTACAGTTGAGGGCAAGGAGAAGAAGATCTGCAGTTACTTCGCTGACTTCAAGTACAAGAAGGATGACAAGTGGGTGGTTGAAGATACTAAAGGCGTAGTAACCCAAGTGTTCTCGCTCAAGAAGAAACTGGTCGAAGCTCTGTACCCTGGTCTGAAGATCAACATAGTCAAAGATCCTCGCGTCTAAAACGGAACGATAGACTCGTTCACCACATCCACCTGGCTACCAGGAAATTCTTTCTTTATCTCTTGAGCCATTTTCATTTGCTTGGTATCGAATCCCGTTTTGGATAGCTCACGCAACTCAGGGCTGCTGTAATACGGACCATCTTGCATGCCTTTTGGCGTTGCGTTGTAGAACTTCATAACACCAGACTGATATGCGATCACATCATCATTGCTCTCTTCTGGCAGATGAGTGGCAGTGGTAATCAAATGTGGATTCCATAGATGGGTCTTACAGCTTGCCTTCTGTGTCTCGAGGTCAAGCACTTTGTTACTACGTGTGCATATCCAGTTCGCACCGTTACTTGTGGTAACAGGTTTGGAGAACGCACAGTTGCGGCAGTTGACCCACTCAGGGAAA